TTGAACCCTTGGTCACATCGCGCTTCTCGAACTCATGTGAACGGATTTCGCCGCGTGCAAGAGAACGGATCAGGTCGTTTTCGTTTACTGCTGGAGCAGCAACTTCTGGGCGAGCCTGTGCTTCGAAACCAGCCATTGCTTGAGCAGCACGTTCTTCACGCTCTGCTTGTGCCTTGATGGTTTCCATTGTTGCAGCACGCTGATCAAGATCAGTCATGATGCGGTCGTATGTTTGGTTTTCTTCTGCTGAAAGATCGCGCTTTTCTGCTGCTGCAGTGTCGAGAAGAGCCTTTGCTTCTTCCCAAGCCTTTGCGCGTGCTTCCGCTTGCTGACGAATGTAGTCAGACATGTGGACTCCTAAAGTCTTAGATTGGATGAGGTCTTGAAAATCTGCGTGGCTCCACGACAGTAAGCGCGACGGCGGCTCCGCACAATCACACAACTTAATTATGGCACAAATAAAAAACAGCCCACATGCTTCCCCACATGCAGGCCGTTCTTTGTGAAAATGTTAGCGAGTTTCTTTTGCTTCCACAACTCGAACTTCTTTAACTGGTTCGACTGCTTTTTCTTCTTCTTCTGGGCAGCAGGCTTTGACTATGGCTGCAGATACAGCATCGGCGAAGTCAACAAAAACGCCAGACTCAGGATTACCAACAGCGGACAGATATGCCTTTTTAACTTCTTCATGATTCATTAGAATACCTTTGCCATTAGATCGAGTTGCTTGCGCTTCAGTTCTAGTAGTGCAAGATTTGCTGGTTCTTCAGCGCGTAACTTGGAAACCACTTCACTAATTAGATCAGCATGTTCTGGTTCTAAAGTTTCGCCTGCTTCTAGTCGTGTGATTGCATCTGACAAGGCATCAACATCGACAGCGGTACGAGTTGCAAGAATGTCGAGCGAACGCACTGATGCAGTTGTTGCTTGGTAGGCAGGGAATCCAGTAACGATTGACACTTCATGTAAACGAATTTGATGTAGTTCACGGGTTGCTCCGTCTTTGCTCCATGCGTCACCTTTAGGTGGAACGCTGAAACCAAATGACATAGAAGAAACATCGCCGCGCTTCATAAGAACAGAAAGGTCACGACCTGCAGAAGTATCAGGAAGATCAGCATGAGCAAGAAGTCCACGCGAATCTTCAGTCAGACGCAAAGTTCCAGCGCGTGTAGAACCAAGAACAACATCTGTGTTGTGGTTCATGAACAGTTTGATTTCATTACGCGACTTCAACGAACGCTTGAATGCGCCTTCTTTAATTACTTCAGTGAAAGGAAGCGGCTCAGAAGGTGAGTTGAAAACTGCTGCGTATCCTGTAAAACTCATGCCATCGCTAGATGCTTCACCATTGCGAACATCGAACTCAACGGTATTAACGCGGCGTTCTACTTGTGTGGTCATTTCTTGCCTTTCGTCTTTGTTTAAGTTTAGCGCGATTGATTTCCACTTATCGTTCTGCAAAGTGTTTCGATCTTCTTCTTGTGCGCGAATTCTTTCAACTACCCGTTCAGCATAGTTCTGGGTTCTCATTGCCTGACGCTTTGACGCGCCACTCCCCCAAAGGAAATGCGCCACAACCCCTGCACTTGGATAGTTCTCATTACTTGGATTGGCAGCAGGTGCATCAAGGTCAGACATGTGGCGAGCGATCCATGCAGCAATACGAATCCATTTGTCATCAGATACTTTGCCTTCAGCCATCAGGCGTGCTTCACGGATGGTTCGATCAACAAGACCATCCCCGCCTTTTCCTTCTGAATAGAAAGCAAGTCCACGCCTTGCAGCGGCTCTCATAAATTCAGGTGCATCTTGATTGATTGCACGAAGGTCATCTTCGTCATCATCCATGTCATCATCTGATTGCCATGCGTTGCAGTAGAAACCACCATCAACGAATTCATCCCACTTTTCGCACCATGCTTTGTCGCCTGCTTCGTTCACGCGATCTTCGTCGTAGAACATACAGTTGCCACATGCGCGGCCTTCTGGAACATCTTCTGCAAGTGCTGGTCTGTAGTTGTCAGGCAAAGCCCGTTCTCCACCGACTTCAATATCTTCCGCAAGTGAGATTGCAACCATCTGATCAATTGCTGCTTGCTTGGTTGTGTGGCAGCCCATGATCTCGCCATCGTCTTTGATAGTTGCCCATCCTGAGCAGCCTTCTGCTTCGTCAGTTATGAAGTACGGCATTAGTCTTGCTTCACCACTAGAACTTGCATTTCAACACCATCTTCTGCTGACACTGCCCAAAGGTCGTCGCCTGCACCAATAGTGATCATTGATGTTTGTGTTGCAACTGCGTGAATCCCAGTTGTAGTTGTCACAGATGAATTGCCAATGTAAATCTCTTTGTTCTGGTTGTGTTCATGATTGTGAATGCAAACATGTTGGCTCATGCGGTCAGGGCCAACAATTTGTCGTGGAGTGTTTGCCGTCAAAGTAAATTGCGCGGTGGAAATTGGCATTCAGAATCCTTAGAGCATTAGAAGCAGTTCTGCTTCATCTTCTAGTATTGACCATTCTATCTGCGAAACAACATCAATCTTCAATGTTCCTTGCAGGCTGCTAGTCGTGGCGAGAATAGTTGCAGGGACTCTGACTGGTCTTGCAGGCAATGTTTGCGTGATGACAACTGGTGCAGGTTGTGGAACTGGTTCAGGTTTTGGTTGTCGCTTTGGTGGTGCTGGATAAGGTCGATTTGATCCATAACCCTGTGGCTCTGGCTCTGGTGGTGTTGGCGGTATAACAGTTGCAGTGGCACTTGCATCGAGCGTTCCAAGTGAACCCATAAATACGGGTTTGATAATTGGTGTTGTGTTTGCATTTGAAGTCATCGCCCCAAGAGCAGACTCAGCCGCTGCGACATGTATAACGACAGCACTCGCAACACTCGTCAATCCACCAAGTTCAGATGCAAAGACTGGAACTATCTGTGGAATGGTGTTTGCTGTGGCTGACAGCGATCCTAAGCCACTTGCAGCACTTGCTTGATGAATGACTTGTGTTTCTGTGGATGCCTGTAAAACGCCTAGAGAAGCAGCAGCAGAAGCCTGATGTATGACGCTTGAACTGGCAGAACTAACGATTGCACCCAAAGTTGCAGATGCAGAAACAATAACTACTGGTGTCGAACTTACAGATGCAGTCAGAGAACCAAGCGGTGCTGATCCGTAAGCGAGAGTTGTAAGCGTGCCGTTATAAGTTGAAACAGTTGCGTTGTAAGTAAGGTCACCAGCATTATAGGCAGACTTTCCACCAACAACAGATTGATCAAGTTTGCGTGCATCAAGCACCATTTGAGCAAGTCGAACAACACGATCAGTGTCAAGAACAAAGTCGTTGAGTTCAGACGAACTCATGGCTTAACTCGCTAAGGTCAAAGATGTTGTGAAAGAACCAGCAGTGATTGTGTAAGTGTCGCCTGCTGTGTAAGGGTTTCCAGTGATTGTTCCTGAAAACAAGAAGTTGCCACCAGTCAATGCATCCCATGCAGTAAAGAATGTTGCATCCTGACTGCCTGAAATGTTTGTCCAACTAACGTCAGTATCAGAAGCAATTGCTCCACCAGATGCGCCAGCGAATGAAACAGCCTTGCGAGTTGTCTCAGTTGCAGGATTAGCAGTACCCGCTGCAGCAGGATCGCCAATGTGCAATTGCACATACGGAGCCGTTACTGCAAAAGCAGTGTTGTTTCCTAGAGCATTCAGCAAACTGTTTGCCAAATGTTCGCTCATTCCTGTTGCCATTAGTTTTCAACTCTTTCAATGATGTTTACGATGTGACCATTATCGTCACGCTCGACTGTTCGAATTGTTGTTTTTTGCTGTGGTGCTTCAACTGTGATGTTAGGTGGAGCGACGTTGATCACTGCAGGTGGAACATTCACAATTGTTTCTGGCATCTGTACGTTCACATCATGTGTGCGTTGTACGTCATAAACAGATTCAGGTGCTTCAGGATCAATCTGAGCAACGCTCTGCAACTGAACACTTGGAACACCAGTGTGTGTGATCGTTGGCAAATCTAGAGCAGCCAAAACCCCAGCAGGATCGAACCCAGCAAGAATAAGTTTCGAAGCCATCGTGACACGCTTGTCTGTCTCAACGAGTGAAGCAGCACCCAAATCCACGTTAGCCAAAGGAACGCGATAAACATCGCCACCATCAACAGGTCTGAGGTCTTCGAAGCGTCTGATGTCATTGACTGAGAGGAATCCTGCCTGTGATCCAATTGAGTAACCTTGCATTCTTGTGGAGAAGTCGCCACGCAACAATCCATCAACATTGAAACGAATGAATGCGCCTTGTGGAAGAAGTGTGGAGTACGCATCTTCCATCTTTGCGATGTAAGGCCGCAAAGTGTGTGTTACGAAGTTGATGTTTTGTTGTTCAACTGAATTGTACGACATCGCACCAGCAGTTGTAACGCCAATCATGTGTGGTGGAACTCTGAAGATACGAGCGATCTGTTCAACAGCAAACTTTTGTGAGTCAAGCATTTGTGCTTCATCAGGATTTACACCAGTGCGAACAAACTTTGCGCCACCAGTCAAGATGCCAGTCTTGTGTGCTTTTCTGTATCCACGATGCTTGCCATCAAAGCCTTCAACTAATTGCTTTG